CGCGACGGCTGCTTGCCCCTTGCCGCCTGAACCACCACCGCCCCAACACTCGATCAGCGCGATGGTGCCAGCCGGCTTGGTCCAGGTGTCGGAGGAAGTGAAGGTTTGAACGTCGGCCGCGCCGGCGGCGGCCTTCGCCAGCACCCGCCACCGGCTGCTGGTGGAATCATACTTGATGGCCACCGCCTCGTTTGCCTTCAGCGTATAGTTGGCCGAGTTCGGGCAAAGGTAGCGATTAGCCGCCGTCGAGGTGGTGTCGTGGGCCAGGACGATGTCGTTGGCACCGACATTTTCATACACCGCGATGCGGCCGGCGGCGCCCCCGGTCATCCCAGTGATCGTGCGGCTGGCGTCGGACGACAGGCGCAGCACCGATTTGCCGGTGAAGGTCGTCGGCGGCGAGGCGCCATCGTCCGGCGCGTAATTATCCTGATCGGCGGTGATCTGTGCCGCGGTCAGCACGCCGGACAGCCGCACGTCGGCCGCTATGTCGACTAGCCCGTTAAAGGTGTTGGCGCCGCTGAGGATGTTGGCCGCCGCCAGCTTCATGACGCCGGCGATCCAGACTTGGCGCTCGTCGGTGATCAGGCTGTTGTCGATCGCCGTCGTCGAGGTGGCGAGCGCGATCCTAGCGACCGGCAGATTGCCGGCGGTGATCGCCGGCGCCACCGGGCTGGCCGCCTCCGCGCCGGTCACCACCGACACCACGCCGTCCTGGTCGATCACCACCCGGTCGATGCGCGGGTTGGTGACCGGGGCCGTGATGATGCCGGTCGATTGCGCCGCGACTTCGGTCACCGTCACCCCGTCGAACACGAACCCGGCGTCGAGCCGCACCGTCATGTCGGCGGCCGGCGGCGACGCGGTGTCCTGCTCGTGCGGCGCGAATGAATCGGCGACCCGCTTGCCGGCCATGATCGAGTTGTCGAGCGCCGTCTTCTGCGCGGTCGGCGCCAAGGTCTCGAAGTCGGGGTCGGTCCAGATACCGACGGGGTTGGTGGGCATGCGCTCTCCTTAGGTTCCGATCGCCTCGGCGCGACCGGTGCCGTTGGCCGGATTGCCAGCGGCGTCGAACATCAGGAATGTGAAGCCGGTCCCGGAGGCGTTCTGATGCGCGACGATGCGCGCCGTGGCGCCAGCGTTGAATACCTCGATGAACGGCGTCGCGAAGAACGGCGTGTCGAACGTCACCACGGCGGTGCCCGGCGGCGACGAGGCGACGACGATGTCGTCGATCAGCTCGCTGCGCTCCTCGGCGTCAACCACCGGCTTGAACCCGGTAATGCGGGCGACCCCTTCCGAGGTGTCCAGCACCAAGCGGAACTTCGCCCGGCGCAAGGTCGCGTCGCCGATCGACCACGCCTCGAAGCCGTCGTAGGCGCCGGCCTCGGCGCGAAAGTCGACCTCCAGGTCGGGCGCCGCGACGCCGGTTTCGCCGGGCCCGAGGTTTGCAAGGATCTCCGCCCACAGCCGCGCGGTGGTATCGTGGCCGAGGTCGATCTCTGGCGCCTCATAGATTGGCTGGGCGACCGGGCGCACCACGTATTCGTCGAACACGTCGTCGGCGGTCGAGTCGGCGTCCTGGCTGCGCGGGTTGAGGTTGCCGGTGCGCGGGTTGCGGAAGAACCCGACACTCGTCCCGGCGCCTTGGCCGAGCCACGACGGCCGCTGCTCGACTTCCTCGATCACGTCGAAACCGCTGGTGACGGTGATCGTGGTCGTCGTCGCGGCGGCGCTTTCGTTCGCCGGGCCGCCGGCCCACGAGGTGTCGATCGCCTTGATGCCGATCACCCAATCCCCGGGAGGTAGCTGCGCCTCGGTGTTGGCGGTGCCTTTTGCCTCGGTGGTCAGCACGGTGGCCGATTCCCACACGAACGGCGCCGCCATGTACTTGATGATGTAGCCGTTGCGGTCGAGGTCGGTAATGCGCTCCCACAGGATCACGACGACGGCGCCGTTCTGCGCGGCGGTGATCGACGGCACGTTGGCCGGCGCGGCGGTCTTGCCGATAACAGTGTGGTTGGTCGCCGTAACGAAATCAGACACCGCCTGAATGCCGCCGCCGCGGCGCGACCGGATGCGCACGTCGTAGGCGACGCCGTCCTTGACGTCGAGGATGAACGCCTCGGTGGCGTCGCCGCGCACGCTGCCGCCGTCGAGCCAGGTCGCCGACGCTGACTTCTTGAACTCGACCTCGATGCGGCCGCCGGAAGTGACCTGGGCGTCGGCCGGCGCCGTCCACGCCGCCTTGATGCGCGAAAAGATCGAGCCGTCGAGGCGGACGTCGAGAACGGCGGTGCCCGAGGTCAGCACCAGGCCGGTCGGCGCCGTCGCCTCGAACGGGTCCGGCAGCGTCGTCAGCGGCGAGGCCGCCATCTGCGCCTCGTCGGTGCCGGGCGTCCAGGCGAACACGTTGGCGTCGATTTCGTCGACATCGACCAGGGTTCCGACGCGCGGGTTGTCGCTGTCCTGGCCGCGCAGCTCGAGGCCCCAGCGCGACACCGTGAACGTCTTGGCGACGTAACCGCGCTTCTCGTTGGTGACCAGCACGTTGTCGGCGGCACGATGGACCATGCCGGCCAGCGTCAGCGGCATCGAGATCGTCTGCTGGCGGCGGTTCTTTTCGAGTTCGATGCGGACGATGCGCTGCGCCATCGACGGTGAATCGGTGAACCGCAGCTCGGCGTCCCGGAATATCCGCTCGCCGGCGTCCTCGGTCAGATAGGTGGCGGGAGCGACCACCGGGAAATCGGTCGGCTGCCAATTGTCGTCGGGGTTGACGAACACGCCCTTGACGGCGTTGAACAGATCGCGCTTCGAGCGCCGGTGCTGCGACACCACCGGCCCGTCGAGATCATCCTCGTCGATGCTGTTGGCGGCCGCCCGCCAGACGCCGGCGAACAGCAACACCTCGCCGCCGGATTCGGTCTTGGTGCCGGCCATCGCGGCGAGCAGCCGCGGCACGATCTGTTCCGGATCTTCCGAGGTGTCGATCCAGCCGTTCAAGGTATAGCGCGGCTCGGCGTTCACGGTCAGCGTCAACGTGCCCGAGCCGGCGCTGGTCAAATTGACGTAGGTTTGCGATCGGGAGTTGGCGAGGCTCGTCGCGACGCGGCCGGTGGTCGGCGTCAGCGCGTCCCAAAAATAATTGACGCCGCTGGACAGGCCACCCGGCAACGTCTCGGGCGACACGTTGCTGGAAACCTGGAACCGGGTGCCGGTGCGCAGCTTCGCCGAGGTGTCCGTCAGCGTCAGCACGTCGGTCGTCGCGTCGGCGGTGAAAGTGACCGCGGCCGAAACCCGGGTCACCATTTCGTCGCTATCGTTGGCCGCCGCGATCAGCGCCGCCTCGTTGATGTCGGCCGAGGCGTAGCCCAACCCGCGGGCGGTGTCGCGATGATATTGCGCCAGGCATAGCGCCGCGTTGTCGGTCCACCCCGTCGTCACCGGGCTGGTCGCGAAGCGCGGGTCCTCGACGGCGTCGTAGGCCGACACCACGAACGACGGGTTCGGCAGGCCGCCGCCGAACAGGTCGTTGTCGAAGATGAATTTTACATACGCCTTGGCGCAGCCGGACTGGCGATGGTTGGCGCCCCACATGTCGGAGCCGACGGCGGCGGTCAGCGCGGCGTTGAAGTCGACGTCACCGGCGGTGGTGCCGAGCCCGAACTTCGCCGTCACCTTGCCGGCGTATTTTCCGGTGGCGTCGCCGTTGGCGTCGAGCGGCACGATCTCGTCGTCGAGATACAGCGCGTCGAACGATCGCACCGAGTGGCCGGTGACGGTGACCACCGAATGCAAAACCGAATTGTCGGAACCGGTGGTGTGCAAAAAGGTGTAGACGCCGCCAACTCTTGCGCGGCCGAAGCCCATGATCCGCGGCGCCGCCGCCTGGCGGACGGTCAGCACGTTGTCCTGGGCCTGACGGTCGAAGCTGGGCGCTTCCGCCCGCGGCGGCTTTGGGGTTAGGGCTTTGGTTACAAACCCGAGCGCCAAGCTGCTGACGAACGTCACGGCCGCGAATTGGAACGCCGTCAGCGTGGTGACGATGATTCCCGCCTCGACAGCAGCGAAGGCGATAGCTGCCTGGGCGACGGCGATGAGGGCGGGAGGCATCAGTCAAAACTCCAGGCCCGGCGGCACGCGGTCGCCGGCGACCGCAACAGGCCGTCCGTGGGGTGCACGAACATCGCGAAGCGGGAATCCATGCCGACGAGGCCGAGCGCCGGCGCGTAGGAGCCATCGGGCAGCACCATATCGGCGAGCACCGGACAACCACGTCCAGCCATCAGCACCGGGACTGCCCGCAGTCCGACGGCGTGGGATAGCCGCGTCGCCGCCTCGTCGAGAGTGCCGCCGAGCCGCGCGATCGCCCGGGCGGCGCCGTCCTCGCTCCGATAGCGGCGCGCGCTCACCGGCATCGGGTCCGGGCAGCCTTGCGCGACCAGGCCCAGGCAAGCGAACCGGCAGCAATCGTGGGTGCCCCAGGCGAACGCCATCCGCTGGCGCCGATCGAGATATTCGGCGAGGCGCTCAGGCCAGTCGGGAACCCGCTCGATCACGCCCGCCCCCACGGCAGCCGACGGTCTTGCAACCCTTCGACGTACTCGAACCCAACGTCGGTGGGGTCGTCGATCTTCTGGTCCTCGGTAGTGTATCGCCGGATGCGCGCCCGCTGCTGGTCGATGGCTTTCGACTCCGTCGACAGCCTGATCGTCGCCGTGTCCGCACCATCCTCGAGCCCGGGCACATCGGTCGCGCCGCGGTGAACGACAATCTTGTTGCCGACAAACTTTCCGTTGTTGTCCAGGGTGGCGAAGTAGAGCGTCGCCTCCTTGCCCTGGCGGATCAACCCGACCGCGGCCGAGACCACGTCCTCGGGGATGCCGCTCAAGGCGTATTGCAGCCCGGCGGCGACGCCGTCGGTCGCTTCCTCCACCTTGTCGAAGCTGCCGAAGATGCCGGTGCCCAGGTAGGTGTCGCCGTTCCAGACCAGATCTCCGATGCCGGTCCAGGCGAACACCGTGTCGCCGGAGGTTTCGATTTTCACCAGGAAGATCGGGTTGAGTTCCGGTTTGACGATCTCCGCCGCCAGCGTGGCGCCGATGTCGCGGCTCATGGCAACCGCTCCATGGCGACGAAATCGAGGCCGTAGATGGCGCCGATCTCGACCGACCACGGCGCCCGGTTGCCGGCCATGCGGAAGGTACCCTGCGGACTCGAGTAGACGATCGCCGAGCCGTCGGCGACATCGCCGCGCAACGCCGGCCAAATGTCGAGAGTTGCCAGGCCGGCGCCATCGGAGTCGGCGTCGACCAGCACCTTGTGCAGGCGCGGCAGGCTGTCCACCGTCACGCCCACCCAATCGCCGGCCTTGAACACGCCGGTGGTGCCAAGCGGCAGCGCCTTGACATAGAGCAGCCGTTCGCGCGCCAGGTTGACCGCCGGGCTGATCGCGCTGTTGGCCAGCGGCGAGCCGGTGACGGCGCCGCGCGGGGTGCTCGAGGTCGGGTCGACCGTCAGCCGGAAATATCCGAACCGGCCGCGCAGCGCCAGCCGCCAAGCGATCCAGGCCTCGGCCTCGGCCCGCGTCATCTGCGGCATTTCGACTTGCATGATCAGGGATTCGCCCTGGTGCGATTGCACCTGCTGGACCAGCGACAGCGGTCCCTCGGTCATGCCGGCCAGCGATACCGGGTCGTAGGTGATCGCCCGGTAGGCGGGCGTCGCCGGCGGGTCGTGTGGGTAGGAAATGGTCATTCAGCGTTTCCCCGCTTCAATCCGGCCGCGCGCCACGCGCCCGTTGGCGATAGCCGGTTCAAGGTGGTTTTTATGGGGTGCCGGCCAACGCCTATCAGGGGAAAGCCTGGCGCATCCTGGAGCCGCCCCGGCGCTGGGCGTCGACCACGGCCGCTACTGACCGGCGCTCGATCGAGCCGTTGAGCCTGGCAATCGCCGTCTCGAGCCGGCGCATGCCCTCGCGGTCGGCGCCGCGGGCGTCGATGAACACGGTCGGGCCGGCGTCGCCGCCGCCGCCCTTCGGGGTCACCGTCTCGCCGGCCTGCAGGATCGCCGGGAACTCGTCGGCGCGCAGGCCGGAGTGCAATCGTGGGGCGGTGGCAAAGGCCGCGATAGGCACCTGGCGGGTCAACTGCGGCTTACCGGCACCCGACCAGCCGGAATGTAGAGTCGCCGAGGGGGTGGTCAGGGTGCCCCCGCCACCGCCGCCAAACAGCGAACCGGAGATGGTTTTGGCGATGGCGTTGAAAATCGGCTCGGTCACCAGCTTGCGAAGGAATATCCGCTGGATATCCTTGGCCAGCGCGCCGAGCACATCGCGCAGCTTGCCGCCGGAGATCACCGCGTCCTCGAAGGCGCTGCTGAACGTCAGGCCGAGCTCGCGCACGAACTCCGTGGTCTTGCGGGTTTGCTCCTGTAGTCGCCGCGCCGATTCCTCAGCCTCGCGCTGTTGAACGGTAATAATTTCGGCGGCGGCCGTCTGGTTGATCAGCACCCGGGCGGCGGCGGCCTGTTCCTCGGCGAAGCCGAGGGTTTCCAGCTTGGCGAGCTGCGCGTCGCGCTCGCGTTCGATGAGCTGGATGTTGAAATCGAAGGCGCGCAGGTTGGCCGTCTCGACCTTGTCGATGAATTGCTTGCGCGCGTTGGCCTGGCGCTCCAGCGCCGCCGTCTCGGCCTTGGCAGCCTGCTCGATGGCCTCGCGGGTCGATTTCAGAAACGCCGCGTGGGCGGTTTTATCCTGCTCGGATTGCGGCAGGAACGTCAGGCCGGCGCCGGGATCATCGAAGTCCTGGCCGCCGCCGAGGCCGGTGAACCGTGGCGGCGCAGGTGGCGGTGCCGGCGGCTGGAACGCGGTGCCTGAGATCACGGCGGCGATGGCCTCGAACATCGTCATCCGCTCGCGGGCCTGTTCGATGATCGCGTCGAGCCCGTCGGCGACGGCCACCAGGCCGCGCTTCGCCGCCCGCTCGCCGGCGTCGGCGAGGCGGTCGAATCGGGCGATCACCTCGTCCTCGATCACCAGCCCCATTTCGCGGGCCTTGGTGGCGTTGATGTCGTAGCCCTTGGCGATTTCGCGCAGCATCGGGATCAACTTCGCCCCGGCGCGGTCGCCGAACAATTCGGACACCGCCAGCGCCCGCAGGGTGGGATCCTCGATGCCGACGATGGCGCGGGCGACGTCTTGAAGAATTTCCGAGCTGGCGCGCACCTTGCCGCCGGCGTCGAGGATGCCGACGCCGAGGCGGCGGAAGGCGTTGATCGCCGTTTCCTGGCCCTCGGCCGCCTGGCCGATGACGCGGTTGTAGCGGGCCAGCCCCTGGCTCAACTGCTCCTGCGAGACGTTGGTCTCGATGGCGATGGCCTGGTAAACCTGCAACTGCTCGGTGCTGAGGCCGATCGCGTCGGCCATCTCGCCGAGGTTGCCGACGGTCTCGATCGCGCGCTTGCCGAAGGCGACCAGGGCGCCGGCGCCGAGTCCGACGCCGAATGCGCCGGCAAATTGCGACACCTTGCGGAACGCTCGGTCGAACTCGCGTTGCATCTGTCGCGAGCGGCGTTCCGTCTCCTGCATCGCGCGCCGCATCTTCGCGGTCTCGGTAGACATCGCCGTCGCGGCCTTGCCGAGGTCGCGGATGAAAGCGGCGGATTGCAGCTTTAAATCAGCGGTGAGTGAGCCGATTTTTGCCATGGGTCGCTGTTCCTGCTATGCTTAAATCCATGAAAACGACAAT